CTCAGGGAGATACTGGATGCTTACGCATAGCCTGCACTTTGACAAACACCGGCAGCAGAACTCACAGCCGGTCATACAACACCCAAATTCACCTCAACTGCGACCTGCACGGCAAAATTTAGCAGGGGCAGCGCCGCCACGACCGCCATGCAGCTATCTATAAACTGCGGCAAACTACGAACATCCGAGTCTTAGACAGTTGGCGCGAGCGACAAGCGTTAGCGTGGGCTTATTGGTACAGCCCACGCCTTGACCGGCAGTTGGGAATAATGATACTTCCGCTTGCAATGCCTCACGGTTTTGGGCGGCTCGCTATAAGAATGGGGAGAGTGCTGGGCCTATCGTGAGCTGACAACCACGACGGTTTGGCATTATGACGCTTATCGTATCTCTGCACATGCAGACCAGCCTACGGGCTTGTCGGATTTATCCGGATACGCTACCAAGGCGGTTTGGGTGCTTTGTGATGATAACTGTTTTATCATCTAAGCTATCAGCGCAGCCAGACGTTTGGCGGCTGGCTGCGCCATCTTAAAAAAGTAAAGGATGTGAGCAATGCATGAATGGCAAGCCCATCAATATAGACAGCCTTGCGGATATACGCGATGTGGTGATAGACACCTCGCTCCCTGTGCCGGAAAAGAAGCTTTCGTATATCAGCCAGATAAAAAACCCGGAGCTTTACCGATGCGACGATACAATAGTAAGAATCTCCCACGTAAATACAGGCGTGTCGTTTGCGGACAGATTTAAGCAGTATCTGCTGTCAAAGCAAGGCATGACGCTGACGTGATTCAAAAACCGCTACGACTGCGACGGCTGAAGCTGCGGCTATATATTTGCGGAAATCAAAACTTGGGACTCGCGCAAAAAAGTTGTCAAAAACTAAAATTGCCCGTGGACATACGTTCGGGATGATGCTATAATCACACTCGGACTAACGTGGTTTCCCTTTTTTGTTTGTGGGCAATTCCGGTGATAAACGAAAAGGAGATGCCTATATAATGAAACAGACTGCTTTGGCGCGAGCCAACCCATCTAACAAATGGGACGCTTACGGCTATGCCCGTGTGTCTAAGGATGACAAGGATAAGGACGAGAGCAACAGCATCAAATCCCAAAGGGATATAATTCTGGATTTTGCAAAACATAATCCGGACATAAACATTGTCTCCATTGCTGCCGACGACGGCAAAACTGGGGCTAACTTTGACCGTGACGCTTTTTCCGATATGATTGCCCATATCGAAAGCGGCGCGGTTAACTGCGTTGTGGTGAAAGATTTTTCGAGGCTGGGACGCGACCACATTGAAATGGGCAAGTACATTGAGCGCTACTTTTCCAAAAAGAACGTCCGGTTCATTGCCATCAACGACAACTACGACAGCCTGTACTCGGATATGACCGACAGCAGCAACAGCCTCATAGTCCCATTCAAAAATATTATGAACGAGGCGACGCTTGAGGACATATCAATGAAAACCAAATCACAGCTTGCCATCAAACGCAAAAACGGCGAGTTTGTGAGCAACTATGCCACCTACGGCTACGCCAAGACAGCCGACAAGAAGCTTGTCGTGGACAACTATGCGGCAACGGTCGTAAAGACGGTGTTTGAGCACAAACTGGATGGCTACAACGAACTGCAGATTGCCGGAATGCTCAACGGCATGGGCATACCGTCACCCGCCGAATACAAAAAGGCATCCGGTGAAAACTATGCCACGCCTTTTGCCATTAACGACATATCGCAGTGGTCGCCAAAAGCCATCAAGCGCATCCTGACCAACCGCGCATATATCGGTTATTTGGAGCAGGGTAAGCGCACAAAACCCAGCTACAGGGTAAAAAAGACAAAGTATCAGCCCATGGAAGCATGGGCCATACACGAAGATAACCACGAACCAATAATCAACAGGTACGATTTTGAGCTTGTCCAAGAACTGCTTCTCAAAGATACGAGGATATCGGCGGAGGCCGGNCAGCTCCATTTGTTCTCCGGCATTGCCACATGCGGTCACTGTGGGCAGTTAATGACCATTAAAACCTCCAAGAAAGCCGGCGGCAAGGTCTATGCCTACTATGTCTGCTCCACGCACAAGCGTTACAAGAGCTGCAAAAACATCAGCATCAGCAGCGGCACACTGGAAAATCAAGTGCTGCTTGCCATCAGGAAGCAGGTCGAGTGCCTGCTGATGGCAGATGAAGCGGCAGTCAATAGCGGGCTGGATGAGCTAAAGGGCCGCAAAAAAACCGCACTCGAAAGCATGATAGTAAAAACGCTCGAATCTATGGACGAGTATAACGGCTATCTTGTAAANGCTATTGCCCATATGTCTGACGGCTTAATNAGCCAAGATGAGTATGAACTGTTCCGCAATGACTTCCGCAGGAAAATTGACGATGCCGAAAAACACGTTGGTCACTTGCGGGCAGAGATAGCGCGCCTTGAAGATGACGTTCGGGGGCGCGACATTATTGAGCGCTTCAAGGCTTGCGGCAACATAACGCAGCTTAGCCGCCGGCTTGTCGTTGGGCTTATCCACTCAGTTATGATTTACGGCAGCCGGGAAATGGAAATCCGCTTTAGGTATGAAAGCGGGTTTTCCGGTGTGCCGGAGTTTAACCATCACATTGCGTCGGCTATCCCGCTTGCCGAAACTATGGTATGCGCAGCCGTAGCAGAAAGGGCGGTGGTCTAAATGCCGAGGACAAGCAGGAAGAGCCTGTTTCAAGGCCAGCCGGTAGTGCCGGAAGCCCCAAAGGCAACCGCTTACTCCACTTGGGGCTATGGCCGAATATCCATGGACAGCGAACGCGCCGAAGATTCGATAGAGAGCCAAGCCGCCATTATCCAAGACTATGTTGCCGACAGCTCAAGGCCGGATCTTGAGCTTAAAGGCGTAATCACCGATTTGGGTTTCTCCGGCACGAATTTTGACCGCCCCGGCTATGCCGAGCTAATGGCGGGCATAGTCAGCGGCGATGTGCAGTGCGTCGTAGTAAAGGATTTATCAAGGCTGGGCAGGACGTATATTGAGGTTGGGGAACTGATATTCGACACATTCCCCGAATATAATGTGCGGTTCATATCGGTCAACGACCAGTACGATTCATTTGCCGACGATGCGGCACGGAAGAAATTGCTGATACTGTTTAAGAATCTTGTGAATCACATGTATAGTATGGATTTGGGCAAGAAAATAGCGTCGTCCTTTCTCATAAAACAGCAAAACGGTGAGCTACTGGGTTCGCTGCCGCCTTACGGCTACCTGTTTACTGCGGAAGGCGGCGGTAAGCGGCTAAAGCCTGAGCCTGAATCAGCGGAAATCGTCAAATTGATTTTTGCCATGAGGGAGCAGGGCGTCAGCATGGTAAAGATTGCGGAGCATCTTAACCGAAATAACATAGCTGCACCCCGCAACCATTACTACAACTTGGGCGTCCTCAAAGGTGAAAGAAACGCTAAGAAAGCAATGTGGCAAAACGGATTTATCGGCAATCTTCTCAAAAACGAGGTCTATATCGGCAGTCAGATACAGAGCAAGTATGATAAAAGAGGCAGAAAAACCGCCACAATCAAGCCAAGGTCTGAGTGGTTCATCTACGAAAATGCTCATGCCGCCATTGTCAGCAAGACCCAATTCGAAAATGTCCAGAGTTTGCTTGCCGAGTCGGGGAAAAAATACAAGAAGCTCGGAAATAAGCTGGAAGAAAACATTTTTGTCGGCAAGATTTTAAGGAGATGGTGAATGCTCTAATTCATAGGATAGAAGTTGTGCCGCTTACCAATGAAATCAGTATTGCACTCAACTTTACGGACGAGCTCAAGCAGCTAAACACTCTGATTGAGGAAAGCGGGGTGGCGGCTGATGGATGCTGAAAATTTGCCCGGTGCCGTAAACGCTGATGCAGGCTATGCGGGCACCCGGGGCAGCCAAGCCGCCCCGCTGCACCATTCGGCTTACGCAGATGCAGGTTATACAATTGCTGCCTATCTGCGGATATCTGAGCATGACGATGGCCGGGACGAAAGCTGCAGCATCACATATCAGCGTGCGATGATAAAAAACTACATCGCCCAGCAAAGCGAGTTTTCCGGTGCCGAGATAATTGACTACGTGGATGACGGTATTAGCGGCAACCACACGCAACGCGAGGCATATCAACGACTTATGGGCGACATAAGCCGCGGCATGGTGCAGTGCATCGTCGTAAAAGACGTATCCCGGATAGGGCGCGACATGATAGATGTGGACGACCTTTTAATGAACACCCTTGTTGTTAAGGGCGTGAGGTTTATCGCCATCAACAATTATTATGACAGCCTAAAAAATCCGCTATCTAACCTTGAGCTGTCGTTAATCAACCTTGCCAGCCAGCACTATAATAGAGACATCGCACAGAAGTCAATTTCAAACAAAGTGACTAAAATGAAAAAAGGCGAATATCTAAGCTGCTGGGCGCTGTTCGGGTATAAGAAGTCAACGGCAGAACGGAACAAAATTGACATAGATGAGGAAAGCGCGGAGTATGTACGGTTAATATTCTCTTTGGCAATGGATGGCAACGGGCCATCGAAGATTGCTCAGCTACTCAATGCCCAAGGCGTACCCACTCCGAGCGAATATAAGAAAAAGCACGGCATCATCGGCGGCTGGAAGCAAGCCGACCCTGACTTCACCTATTGGTGCAATGCCCTTGTAAGCAGATTGTTAAATGAAATCCGTTACACAGGGGTTTCAGTCCATAACGTACACAAGATCAAGGAGCCGGGCAAGAAAAACTGCATAAGGCGCCCGAAGGAAGAATGGATTACAGTGCCGGATGCCCACGATGCCATAGTGACAAAGGATGAGTTTGATAAAGCGCATGCGGCTATCCGCAGGGAAAGATTAAGCGATGTGCCTATCGACCACATTTTTTACAAAAAAATAAAATGCCCCGTGTGCAACAGGACACTAAAACGCTCAAACCCGCTCAATCCTTGGTTCAAATGCATGTCACGGTACTACACCGACCATTACGACTGCCCAGACTGCATAATATCCCAAGCGACCATCGAAGTAGCCGTGCTTGAATCCGTCAAGGTCTATGCCGCAGCTATGGTTGACCGGGAGGAGATGAAGCTCGCGGCTATAGCGCAGAAAGGCATTTCAAAAGCGGAGGTCGAGGGCAAGATAAAAATGGAAATCGGAGCCATAAAAACACTCGAAAATTCAATCACCGGCAATATAACGTCCCTCGTTTCGGGAAAGATAACCCAAGAAATGTTTTTGAGCAAAAAGGAAACCATTAACGGCGCTATCTCCGACAAGGAAGCTGAACTCGAAAGGCTGCGCGGGGAGCTAAAAGCCCTCTGTGAAGGAAAGGGCTCGATAGACCAAAAACTCTCGGAATTGCGCCCACTGATGACAGTTGAAAAACTAGACCGTGAATTGATTGACCTGCTTATAGACAAAGTGCTGGTTCACGGCGAGAAAGACATAGAAATTATCTGGATGGATTGCTGGGAAGGGGGATGTGCGCCACAGTAGCCGCATAAGTCAATGGGCTCTATGAAGGCTGTTCAAAAAAGGCACAAAAGTGAAGTGTTACTCTCTTAGATTGTGTTGTGTGTGGTTTTGGGCAAGCAGTTCGGTATCAAAAAATATTCAAATAAAATTGGTTGTCCGTGCTTGACACAAGCGTAGCGATTTAACGTTATATTGACGCTTGTATGTCCAAGCATTTCGCTCAGCGACTTTATGTCTACATCGGCCTCAATGCAGCGAGTGGAAAAGGTGTGCCTCAAGCAATGGAAATTCGCACTCGGAATATCCGCTTCATTAACTGCCCGCTTAAAGTGGTTTTGCATCGTCCGCGGCTCTATCATGCGCCTCTCAGGCGTTGACAGGAAGTATGCGCCTGCGCCGCTTGCAAAACTCCCTAGCATAGGCGACAAAAATTTTGGTATTGGGATTTCTCGCAAAGAAGCTTTTGTTTTTGGCGTATTGAGCGTCAGCTCAGTCCTCTTGTCGCCATCGCCGGCACTCATCCGGCGCACAGAGCGACGAATCGACAGCTTTTCAAAATCCGGAGAAAAATCCTCCCACCTCAGCCCGCAAAGCTCACCTATGCGCAAGCCCGTGTAGAGGCAGAGCAAAATGCCTGTCTTGTAAATCGTCGGATTTTCGAGCAGCACATGCTCCAATGCCGACTGCTCTGCCCGCGAAAGCACCCGCATCAACTTTTGCTGATGCTTTGGGTATACTACTTTAATTGCATTGTCAATGTAGCCCTCGCCGACCGCAAAGTCTATTATGCTTTTTAATACGGTGAGGATATCGCACACTGTTTTGGGCGCAAGCCCACCTTTTCCGTCGGTGCGCCCATTTTTGAGCTTTTCTTGCGCAAATACGCTGACCTCTGTAGCCGATAACTGCTTAAAGCCCATATGCCCGAGCTGTGGGCAGATGTGCAGCCTGACCATCGCCTCATAGGCGGCTAGCGTCGAGGGCTTGACCTTGAGCGCAACCACCGGCAACCACTGCCGGGCCGCTTCGGACACGGTGCAACTGTTTTTCCTGCCATTGCGCAATCGCCCTTCCTTACGGTCTTTCTTTCGTTTTCTGATGTTGAGTTTTGTTCTAGGCATAGTCGTTCGCTCCTTTATATGCTGTTGATTATTCTGCCCCGCTA